CCATTTAAAGTTAGCGGGTAGTCTATTAGCAATTTCTCGCATCAATTTTCTTGTATCTTGATCTGATAGTGACCTAGGAATCCCTTGGCGAAATGCCTTAAAGTCTCCATCATTAGCAGCACGTCTCATTTTAGTTCCAGAGATAGCAAATGTATCTCCGTCCGCGTCCCTGCTACCAGAAGATTCAATATAAATTTTACGAAAAGAATATTCAGTACCATTATATCTATGTAGGAACTTCATAGCGTTAACTCTATCAGATCCTACTAAAAAATGAACTTCATCATATCCTCTCATCATTAAATCTTGCATAATTGCTACTGGATCTCTAGGTCCAGAGATAATTTTACCTTTATGTTGAGGGAACATCTTATTCATATAAGAAAATTTTACCTCAGGAGGAAGAGGATTACTACCCTTTGTATCAACACTCTGTGAGATATAAAGCAAATAATCATTTGTCCCTGCTGCACGCTTTACACTATTAAAACTCTCAGCATGACCAGTGGTAGGTGGTTGAAACCTACCAAATGTAAAGTAGCAAACCTTTCCATCTAACGCCATTGCTTTTGAAGAGTGAAGTTGTTGTATGCAAACTCAAGACGATTAACGAACTTAATCATATCTCCGTCCTTATGGAGAACATATCCCTCAGGAGTTGTGATTTTATATCCTTTCTCCGTCTGAACAAAAGTTCTAAATTCTTCTAAGTGATCTAGTTTATCTATAACCATTTGCTTCACTTCTTGTAGTTTTTTATACAGAGAAAGCATCGCTTTAAACTTAGTTTCGTTCTCCATAAGATAGTTCTCACTCTTGTATACAAGATTTCTTTTAGCAACAAGATTTTTTTCTGTCTTAATCTTGCCTAATTCCTTACTCATTTTTTCATGATAAAAATTAGTGAGGTTTTCTAAGGTTTTTGATACGTTTCCTATTGATCTAGCGTTTTTAATTTCATTATTAAAAAACTGTTTGATATATGATGCTACATGAAATTTATCATCTCCTGTAGTACCAGATACATCTACAAGTTCATTCAAAAAATCACCACATTCTCTACACATACGTTCAATTTCTCTAATCGAACTCTCAAAGTTATTCAATTCTACACGACTCATACCAACTTTATGCATAGGTGTGTCGTTTTTTACTATGAATACATCATTAGATTCTTTAACATCAGCACCTGCCTTTGCTTGCATTGTAGGTAAGTCAGATCCTGTGTAGTGTGTGTGAAATACTACGCCGATTTTTGCTCTGCTCGCTTTTGTTCCAAGATCATGATGCACAGGAATACCATAGGTAATCGTATTAGGTCTAAATGTGTATAGTTTTTCTCCTTTAATGGTTTCATTTCTTAAATCCGTTGTGAATAATAGGTCTCCTTGGACTACTCCTGTAATATTTAACTTACTAAAATATCTGTAAGAAAATCTTAGTTTTTCTGCTAGATCTCCAGTATACATTTCATCTACATCTTCCTCAGAATAGCAAATTTTAGGAGTATCTTTGTTAAACACAGACTTAGTACCAACAAAGAAAATATTAGCAAGAGGATCCATACCACAAACTACAGAAGGAGCACCGTCCCACTTAGTTTGCATAAATCCACTAGTTTCTTGCTGACCTAACATTTTCTGTAGTTCTTTTAAGAATGATACTGACGCCATACATCCATCAACGCCATAGTTTAGCATCTCATCTTCTAGGTGTTCTAAGTGTTTGAGTTGTTTAATGTTCGCCATTAGTCGTCGTAACCATCCTCTGCTATACTATAGACTTTCTCATCTTTAAACTTATATCCTGACTGTAATTTATCTGGCCATGGATTAGGACTTCCACTTGTATCTCTAATATTAAATTTTAATTCCATAACAGGAGTCTGCACAGTGATATCAACACGTTGTCCTGTACCAGTCCTACCACCATAATGAACAGTTACGGAAGTAACTTTTGTTGCTTTATCACATGTGTCCTTCTTCATGGGAAAATTTTTAATTTTACTACCACTTTCTTTATGTGCATAGTGATATCCATAACCAATAGACCCACGTATCATTGACTCCAACAATCTTCTATTGTATTTGGGGTTTGCAACATCACCACCACTACTAACTGATCCTGCTTTAGCTTCATTGAATATTTTACAGAACCTAGTATTTTCAATTCCAAAAGTTTCTAATACTTTTTCACCAACAGTACCTGTAATCTTACCATTCTCTATGTCTGTTTGCGTAAATATTTTTTTAACGCCAAGGTTGGACATAGTAGTAGTTCCACCTTTTTTTAAGGATAGATAAATTAATTTTTTTCTATCATTTTTACATTTAGTTTCTAATGTTAAGTCAGTAACAGTAGGTCCTATGTCGTAATTATTAGCATCAGCATCGCCAATTTTCCAGTTCCCTCCAATAAATTGTATTGGTCTTTTTTTATTTTGTGTTCCTTCAGCAGTTACCCTAACAACCTGACAGTCTTCTAAATTATAAAATTTAATTAGATCACCAATAAAATCTTTATATGGATTACTAGTATACTCTTCTCCTTCAATCCAATCGTTTAATCCTTTCTCTAATTGTGCTTCAAACAAATTACCAGTGTTACCTGTACCACGATTACCTCTACTACCATCACCCCAGGTAATTTTAAAATTACTATCTAATTTACATTCTCTTTTTAACTTTGCAATATCAACATCACCATTTAAAGCACGCATTAACTTTGCACTCTTTCCAGATGTGGTAGTAGGATTAAATGCTAATGGATTATCAACACCATGTGTTTCTCTTATTTTTCTATAGAAAGAGATTATTCCTCGAACGTATTTTTTATCAATACTACTCCCTGCGACTTTTCGCATCTCTGCAAGACTTGTAGGTATGCTATTAAATGCCATAAGAAAAACCTCCCAACTTATTTAGTGAGAGGTAAAGATTAGATGTCCCCTTCCTTGCGGACTTCTGATTTTGAGATATCAAACTTACCATCAGGGTATCTTGCTGCAAGTTTCATCATGTTAGTCATCACAACTGTTTGAAAATCTACATTCAGTGCGAGACATGCTTGTGCTAGATACCAAAACACATCACCCATTTCTTTTACAAGGTGAGTTTTTGTATCATCATTTAGTTCCTTACCTTGAAATGCTATCTTCTTAACAATCTCAGTAAACTCACCACCTTCAGCAGTAATACCAACAGCAGCGGTCAAAAGACGTTCAATGTTTACACCTTTTTCTTTTAAATCATATATTCGAGCTACAAATTCTTCAGCATCTTTTGAAGGAAAACTTGTAGTAGAGTCAACAAAGTCAATATATTTGTTGTAATCAACAGTAGGATCAATAGGAGTTGTCATAGTTACCATGCCCAATTAACAATAGAAATTCGTGTTCCAGAAGTTACAGGAAGAACTTCATGCCTGTACATAAATGCAGACGGAAATATTATAACATCACCTGTGATCATTTGCATGTCCTGTCCACAGATAATTAATTCTCCACCAGTGTATTCTTCACTAACATCAGTAATGACGCTTACAACAGGCACTCCCTGTTTCTCTGGTGGTGCTTCTCTAAACAATGAATAGATTAGATCTGCATGTTCTTTCATGTAGTCACCCTCATTATACTTATTTAAACGAGGAGGACTCATATATTTAATCATTTTATCGGGAGAATGTTCCCGACAATACTTTTTTACTAAGTCATAAATTACTGGACTAAAAATAGAGTGTGCTTCTTTATCACAAATGTAATTTATTTTTGGATCACTTATATCTTGCTCTTGTGCTTGACCAGGAGCATACCATTGATGTTTTGCCCATTGATCAAACTCTAAAGTAAAATTATAATCAAGTATATCTTGAGGAAGACGATACTTGTTTACATAATCTAATAGTTCCATTCAGCAAACTTAGAAAGTCGTGCTTGATTCTTTTTAAGAGAGTCAAGTGAGTCTGCTACGTCATCGTCTTCAGCATCATTTATTAGTTGCTGTTGAGAATCATCAACATCATATAGTTTCATCTTAGAACGATCAATACCAACCACAAATTTTCTATTAATAGTTGGATCGTTGTATCTGTTCTTAAGTTGTTTAACCAAAATTTTATTTTCTGCCTCTAACTCTTCAGTGCTGATAAGAGCGAACATGAGATCAGCAGTGGCAGGTAGACCAAAGGATTCTGAAGTATCAGTAAGGTCAACATCGCTATTACCATAACCAGACCTAGTAGTCTGAGTAGCGGATACAATGGGTAGATCAAACTCACAGGCAAGACCTCTGAGTTCTTCAGCAATTGCTTTAACATAGGTGTAAGAATTTACAATAGCACCTTTGTATCTAACACTAGCACAGATGTTAAGATAATCTACAAATATTATATCAGGTTTGAACTGTTTTTTCAAGGTCAAATCATTCAATAAAGAACGAAAATGTCCTGCGTGTGCAGATGCTGTAGGGTATTCTTTAATTATAAGTTTACCTTTAGTTTTACGTTGAAGGTCAGAGATCTTAGATCTAAACATTACTTGTGGAACATCAGTTAAGTCTTTGATGTTGATATTGAGACAGTTTGCATCAATTCGTTCAGCAATTTTTTCTTCTGCCATCTCAAGTGTAACATAGAGAACGTTACGCCCTTGCATGAGGGCGGCGCTAGCCATATGGCACATGAATAAACTTTTCCCGACACCAGTACCAGCAAGTGCGACATTGAGAGTCTTATTAGGGATACCACCTTTTGTAATATGGTTAAATTTTTGGAGATCAAACGGTATTTTTTCTTCATCTTTATGATAAAACTCATATCTTTCGTCAGCAGATTCTATGTAGTCATGACCAATATGTTCATCAAAAGATACACTCAAAGCATCCTGTAGTATTGAAGGAATTGCATCCTTCTTTACTTTCTTATCTCCACCATCAGCAATCTTAATAGACTGCATGAGTGCATTATAGATAGCACGTTCTTGACACCATTTTTCTGTTGCATCAACTAACCAATTGAAGTCAACCCACTCATCAGTGTAAGAAGCAATTTGATCTATAGAGCACTTATATGTCTCATCTGTAACATCATTTCTTTGTCCTAAACTAATCCTAAGGACTTCTTTCGTGGGCAACTTATCATACTTACAAGAAAAATTTTGAATTTCTTCAAATATAGTTCTATCTGTATTGTTTTCAAAGTATGATGTGTCAAGATGAGGAATAACTTTTCTATAGTATTCTTCATTACACAAGAGGTTCCGAACAATCGTTTCTTCTATCCTCTCAGTTGCCATAAGCAAACTCCTTTTCTGCTGCTTGATCAAGTTTCGTCATGACCTCGGGGGTGAAATACTTTTCGGGATCAGCAAGGACAGCAGAAGGATAAACGGAAGATTCGCCAATAAGAACTCTATTGCCGTTCTTTCCAAAGATCCCGTGGTCAATGCCGAGTTCCAAGAGTCCATAGTATTTGTCGAGACCACGTTCATCAAAAAATAGACGTGTTGCAATTTTACTACCCTCCACTGTTAAACGAGATTTTTTTGCTTCACACTTTATTATACTACCCACAACTTCTTTTTTACTATCACGTTCTTTACTCTTTGTAAGATAGATGATACTAGATGCTGCATACTTGAGACCAGTACCTCCACCCATTTCTTTTGTGGGAACATAAGATCCTATTACATCATATGTATGATTAGTAACTAGCATAGGAACGTTTGCTTGTCCTAGTTTCAAAGTCAATACACGGAAAGCACCTTTGATCAACTGACTTTTGGTCATGTCTCTAACTTGTTTATCATTAGAAACATCCTCCATTTCCTTAGAGGTTGAAAGCATACCAAGACTGTCTAAAACAAACATCATAGGTACACGTTGATCTTTTGGTTCTTTCAAATACTTATCAAGAATCCTACTTGCCTGTGTACGAAATTCTTCAATCGTAGAAACAGGCATCATAATCATACGATTAGAGTCAATACCACGTTCTTCAATCATGGATTTAGAAATTGCTGACTCAGACTCAAAGTATATAACTCCTCCTGTAGGATTGAGTTCAAGGAAATTGCGAACAACACTCAAAGCAAAGAATGTTTTACCTGTGCTTGACTCTCCTGCAAGTGCAGTAACTTTGTTAGAAGGAAGACCTCCATAAATCGACCCACTAACTAACGCATTGAAGATATAAGAACCAGTATCAATATAACTTGTGATATCTCCTGCAGCGATTCCTTCACTAACTTTACTAGCGAATTCATTTCCACTATCTTTAATTACAGTATCTAAGAATCCCATTGTGTTGCTTCATCCTCATAAAAATTTACATAATTATATTCTTTGCTCATAAGTTTAGCAAAACCAAGAGCAGTTGTATAGTCCTCAAACAATTTAATGCTATCAGGACTAACCTGACCTACGACTGAATTAGTCCAGGTGACGACGAAAACCTTTTTAGTCATCCAAAGAATCTATCAAGGGTGACGATTTTCTTACTTGTCCAACCAATACATTCTAGCACATTTTCCAGAGGTTTCAAGAAAGATTTATCAAACTGTAGATTGTGATCAATATAATTGTCTAGTCCAAACTCTTTTGGTATTTCACTGAAGTATGAAATACAATTTTCCATGATTGGATTAGGCATTTTTAAATACACAAACTTAATCTTCTCACCTTCTTGAATTATTTGGTGTTTGTTTTGAATGTTGTTCTTACGAATGTAATAATTGTACAACAATGCACCCCTTACATGAATAGGTGTGCCTTTCTGATAGATATCAGATTTACTTTGATACTTGTTCAATCCATTTACTCCTCGAGGAAAAGAGATCTCAGAATAATCCTGAGAGTTTG